GCCTTGCCAACGAGAGGCACCATACAATGGTCTAATCCTTTCGGCACAAAGAACCTGCTAAGGAACGTTAAGTCACAATAGAACCTGCACTCACGAGCTTTAAGCTTCATGTGAGCACTGGCACAGTGTTCCGTCCACTGGGCGGGGACCAAGCCTTTGCTATCCGTACCAGCTGCAATATCGTCACCGAGGATGGCTGCTTTTGTTCTCTTCATACGTTTTTTCCTAGCGAATGAATACCAAAGGGAGAAGTTCCATACTGAGTTTCGCCCAGTGGTGTCAGTGCCGCCGGTGGCTAATTGATTCTCAATTATGGCACTGATACCGTAGTCGTAGGAAACGACTCTGAACTCTTTGGAATTCGCCACGTAGAATCGAATACTCCAAGATGGTGCTCCAGAACACTTCATCCAGTGTGCAAAAATCTCATGTACATCCGACACCTGGCTCTTGTCATTTGAGGAAAAATCGCCTTCAAAGTAGCGTTCACAACCGTAGAGAGAATTGGCTATCTCTACGTCGTTTTTCTTGTAGGCAAAAATGACTTTTTCAACTGTGTCGTCTGAGAACTCGTTTAACGCGTGACTGAGGCGGTTATTGAACTCATCCATAACCGGACCTGTGAGGACGTTGTATTCGTCTGAACCCACATAAATTACACGCGGAGCCCATGACGTGTCGTTCCGTTTTAAGAGCACTTCACCCTTCACCATAAGAGACTTGGTGTTAAGGGTGCGGAAGTCAACGTCGTGAAGGTTGAGAAGTGCCCGGGACATTCTGGCACGTTTGTCAGCATCAAACTTGCTGACCCAACGGTCATAAATATCCTGGGTCCAATCAAATGGTTCAACCTTCGGGAAAACGAGGGAGGCTAAGCGCTTGGCCTCCTTCACAATACTGGGGCAAACACGTTCGTCACTTTTGAAATTGCAGCGCTTGTTAAAAGCGGCTAGCATTGAATGAAAATCATTGCCAGTGACGACTGGTACTTGTTGAGATAGTACCGGACCAAGTTGATCAATTGGTGCCCATACAGGAGCGTCGATTTTGGGAGCCTCATCGAGCCTGAATGGGACCAACGGAACGAACTCTCGCTCTGCTACAAGGCGGAGGCGGGGCTCGTTGTCAAAGACATGGTCACCATAGTCCACAGTAGCCTGGACTAGGTTGTCGAGCAGCCGCCTCCCGCCTGAATAGTGAGAGTGCCGTTTCTTGGGTATGTTTGCGGTGTTAGGAATTTCTAATGAATGTCCAGG